CTGGCACACCGGGCGCTTCAGAGTTCCTTGTGTATGACGCTGCTATTGCAGGTAACGATACGGTTGCCCTCACGCTTGGTATCACTATGCCTGCAAGTAACTTTATTCGTGTTTCGTCTTCAGCGGATACTTGTAACTTTACTGCGTTTCTATCAGAGATTTCGTAACTATGGCAATACAGTCATTTAAGAGAGCAGGGTTAGCAAACACTAATACTGCTCAAATAATAAACGCAAACTTTTCTGACACCGCTACTGGAACTTATACCGATACATTTAATTATAAGTATTTGACTTTTAATGCTTCCGGTACTTTAACGGTGACAACTGCCGGTAACGCGGATCTACTCGTGATAGCGGGAGGTGGGGGTGGAAACGCAAATGGCAACTTTACTTCCGGTACTGGTGGTGGCGGTGGATACGTTGAGCAAACAGTTTATTTAACTGTTGGCACTTGGTCCATAACGGTAGGTGCTGGTGGTGCTTCTGCTGCTGCCGGTTCGGATTCTTTGTTTGTTGCTGGAACAACTGGTTTACGTCCGGGGCTAATTGCCCGTGGCGGTGGAGCCGGTGGCTATGGTGATGGTGGTGGTGGAGCCGGAAACGGCGGCACTGGCGGTTCAGGTGGCGGTGCGGGATATGCTGCTTCGGTAGGTGGCGTAGCAATATATTCAGGAACACAAGGTTTTGCTGGAGGCGCAGCAGGTGGAGTAAACCGTGGTTCTGGTGGAGGCGCTGGAGGCGCTGGAGGCGCTGGTACTGCTAATGGTCCGGGTAAGGCTTCTTCCATAACGGGTACAGCAGTAACTCGTGCTGCTGGTGGTACTCCTACTGGTGCAGGAACGGCTAATTCTGGTAACGGTGCTGGTACTGGTGTGACTGCTGGTGGTTCTGGTGTTGTTATCGTTCGAGTGAGGACAAACTAATGACTATCTCTAAACTTTCAACAGCCCAAGGTGCAGGGTCTGCGATCCCAACAGCGGGTCGTTTTGCACAAATTAGTAGCGGTGGTACTGTCACAAGTTATACGGATTCTGGGATCACCTATGAGGTGAGAACTTTTACCGCATCAGGAAGTTTAGTTATTTCTAGTTCTGGTGTTGTGGATGTTTTAGTTGTTGGTGGCGGTGGCGGTGGTGGCGGCACAACAGACAATGGTGGCGGGGGTGGAGCAGGGGGATACATTGAAAAAACAAGTCTTTTTATTCCTGCTGGTACACAAACTGTAACCATCGGTGCTGGTGGTGCTGGTGGCGCTGGAAGTTCCGTTTATGCTGCGAACGGTTCTGTTAGTTCACTTTTTGGATTTGTTGCACCCGGTGGTGGCGGTGGAGCAGGATATAACTTGAATGGGTATCTGGGCGCTTCTGGTTCTGGTGGCGGTGGAGCAGGTTCCAAAACTGCTGGTCTTGGCATTTCAGGTTTAGGTAACAACGGCGGTGCTGGGGCTACATCAGGCGCTGGTGGTGGTGGAGGTGCAGGAGCAGTAGGCGCTGCCGCCTCTGGTAATAACGGTGGTGCTGGTGGCGCTGGTACGGCTTCATCTATTACTGGCTCAAGTGTGACTTATGCAGGCGGTGGTGGTGGGGGTGCTTTCAATGCGACTGGCGGTGCGGCTGGTTCGGGCGGTGGTGGAGTAGGTGGTAACACTTATACAAGCACTCCGGGCGCGGGGGTGGCGAATACAGGTGGTGGTGGAGGAGGTGCTGGTGACGCTTCCGCACAAACCGCACCTGTTGGTGGCGCAGGCGGTTCTGGTGTTGTTATTGTTCGCACAATCATTGCCGGTTCAGCAGCGGGTGTGAGTGCTACTGGTGGAACTGTAACTACGTACACGGGTGACGGTTCTAACGGTGTGAACGGTCAGTTGTACCGTGTTCATTCTTTCACGGCATCTGATTCGCTAGTTGTGAGTGGATCAGGTTTCGTGGACTGCCTTGTTCTTGGCGGTGGCGGGGGCAGTGGTGGTTCGCAAGGCGGTGGCGGTGGCGGTGCGCCAGTTCTGTCAGTAACTTCTCACTACTTGCAGACGGGAAGTATTACCGTAACGGTGGGTGCAGGAGGGGCTGGAGCAGTTTATTCCACAAGCGCTGCCGGTGGTGGATCAAACGGTGGTAGTTCAAAAGTCGGATCTCTTCAAGCCATAGGCGGTGGCGGTGGAGGAACAAACAACAATCAAGCCAACTCTGGTTGGTTTGGTTTTCGTGGCGGCAGTGGAGGTGGCGGTGCTGGAGGTACAGCGGCTGCTGCGAGTAACGGTGGCGCAACTCTAATCGTTGATGGTTTTGCTGGTGGTAATGGTTTTGTTGGCGCTAACGGCGCAGGCGGTGGCGGTGGTGGCAGTAGCGCGGTAGGCGCAAACGGCACAAGTTCAACGGCGGCTGGTGCTGGCGGAGCAGGAACGGCTTCAACAATTACCGGAACATCTTCGACTTTTGGTGGGGGCGGTGGTGGTGGCAGTTTCACCACGGGTGCTGGTGCTGGTGGCGCTGGTGGTGGCGGCGCAGGCGGCAACAACGCTGCTGGAACAGCGGGGACTGCGAACACGGGTGGCGGTGCGGGGGGCACGGGAAGTTCGGCGAATGGTGTGGCAGGTGGTTCCGGCATAGTAATTATTCGCTACCCAATCTAAAACAAACACACGAAAGGAAACACAATGGCACATGCAGCGCGTATTGAAGATGGAATTGTTCGGGAAGTAATCGTTGTCCCTGATAATTTGGATGCAACGGAATCGGATGCAGCGATTGAGGCGTACATTCACGGTATCGGTCTGAGTGGTACTTGGATTCGTACTTCGTATAATGGCAACATCCGTGGAGCATATGCTGGTATCGGTTACTCCTATGACAGCGAGAACGATGTGTTCGTTGCTCCTGTTGTTGAGACACCTGAAGATGCAGCGTGAAGAACGCATTAAGTAAGTTAATGTCGCGTGAAGGACGCAAATACATTTACATTGTGTCCCTCGCTGTTGTTGCTTTGCTCGGGTTTTATGGGGTGATTACTGAGGAGGCAGCCCCCATGTGGATTGCTCTCATAGCAGCGATTATTTCTCCTCCTCTGGCTTTGTCTCACCTGTCTCCGAAAGAGCCTGTAGAGTAAACCCATGTTGTTCCCTACATCCGTAGTGGATGAGTGGATTCTCGCTCTTGCTGCTTTCATTATCGCCGTTGGCATTATCTGGAAAGGTATGTCTAGTATTTATAATGTTGTGAGGCGCATGGAGGACACTCTAGGGGTGGATGAGCAGGGCAGAACGATCAGCGACCGCTTGAATCGGGTAGAACATCAGTTGTTCCCTAACGGCGGGTCGTCCTTGACAGACAAGATCAACCGGATAGCGTTTGAGCAGAAAGAACTGAAACATGAACTTGACCTAGTAAAGGTGCAAATAAATGGGATACCCAAAAGAACAGAATAGTGATTGCGCTATACCTGACGATCTTGACAACAACATTGAATTGGATGTGGAGAAATCGTGGCTTTCCATACTTCGTTAAGAAGGGCTTTAAGTAAGAATCTTCCTAATCGTGTCGTGTACATGAAGGATTGGAAGGTTCAGCAGCGGGTTAATTGGCGGGGTACTCCTGCTCTTCCTGTTGCTTTAATGCTTCATCACACTGCTGGCGCTGCTACTGAGTCCACTAACCCTACGGCTGCTGGTAATCAGAAGGGTGCTAACAACGGGATCATTAACTATATTCAGAACCATTTTGAGGTTCCGGCAGCGAATTTCACGTTGGACCGTGATGGCACTGTGTATGTTCATTCCGCTTATCCTGTGTGGCATGCGGGTATTGGTTCTTTTAAGAAGAAGTTCCCTTGGGAGGTTTTTGGTATCCCGGACAACATGGGTAACGATTACTTGTTGGGTGTGGAGATCATGTCTAAGGGTAAGAAGAAGGACTTTACTGCTGCCCAGAAGTCTTCGTTGGATAAGTTGATGGAGGCGTGTGGGGTTGCTGCTAAGTGGCCTGAGGAGAAGCGTAAGGCTGATGTTCGTCATCCTCGCCATAAGGATTGGACTCGTCGTAAGCCAGATATTTTGTATGAACAGTCTGAAGTGAATCGTTGGTTGATTTGATATGCGCGTATGGCTGATCAGCGACCTTCAGGTTCCCTATCACGATAGGAAAGCCGTGGACGCTGTATCTGAAGCGATACGGGATCTTCGTAGCCCTGACGATATTGTGGTTACGGTTGGTGATGAGATTGATTTGCCTCAAATTGGGCGTTGGACGCAGGGTAAGGCTGGTGAGTGGGAGCGCACGATTGGGCGTGACCGCGACATGACCGTGGAGATATTAGCCAATCTGGGGGTCAATCATTGTATCCGGTCCAATCATACCGACCGCCTGCTAAATGCCCTCACAAGCCGCTTACCGGGCCTCCTGGGGCTACCTGAGTTGGATCTGAAGAACTTCCTGCGTCTGGATGAGTTAGGAATTACTTACCATGAGGAGGCTTTCCGGGTTGCTCCGGGCTGGGTGATCATGCATGGGGACGAATCGGGCGTAAGCGGCGTACCGGGACAAACCGCATGGGCACTCACCCAGCGGGTCGGCATGTCGGTGGCATGTGGTCACACACATAGAGCCGGTATCCGACCTCACACTCAGAGTGTTAATGGCAAGATAACCCGAACCATGTATGGGATGGAAGTC